ATTTGCCACGACCTGATTTTTTCATCATGTTGGTAGCAGTTCTGCCACCACGCATAGGCAAACCTTTAGGTTTTCCAATAGCAACCATGATGGTCACAGGAACACCCTTCTTTTTGCCGTATTCTTTTGCTTCCTTCTCCCCTTTTTCAGAGTAGGGAAACTTCTTTTTTCCAACCATAGGCATAGTGTTCTCCTTATTTCCAGAGTCGATCAGCAATAAAGGTAATGATGCCGCCCATGAATGAAGCGATAGTCATACCCATCCAAAAACCACCTTTGCCTTTGTTGGCAAGTTCAAGTAAAGATTTGACATCTGCACTTAACTGGTGCATCTCCTTTTGGAGTGCCTCTACTTGAGCCTCTAGTTTGCCAAAGTCTCTTGCGTCAATATCAGACATTTATAACCTTTCTGGGTCTACCCATACGCTTGATTGTTGGGATAACAGGCGCACGAAAGGCGGTATCTGTTCTAACTTCTGATTCTACAGATTCTTTGGTTACTTCTGCCTCATCAATCCTTACATAACCTTGATGCCCAATCATTGACGCAATGTCATGGGGCAAGGTAAAGGTCACAGTGTTACCCGATTGAAGACAGCGAAAAGTAGCCATAAAACCCCTCAAATGAGAAAGGGGGGACTAGCCCCCCTATCCTTACACCATGCGAACCACAACGATTCGCAAAGTAGAAGATGCCAAATCCACTGTTGAACCTGACTCGTTTTGAATGCGGAACTTGACGGTATTGGCGGCACTGACATAGCCAGTAACTGTCAAACCAACCAAATCCACACCCAAAGATGCACCAATAACCATGTCACCCAAAGCGACACCAGCCACTGTTACATCGTCTGTTTCCCCTGCGCCATCGACTAGCGAACCAGCGTCAAGGGTTGCTTTTACCGACCAAGTATCAGAGAACAAACCCCGAAACTGGTCATTACCTCTGCGTGAAACTACTGCTGAAGCGGTTGCCATTTTATTTCTCCTAATTAGGTTAAAAAAGTCCCCCTACCCCTATTGCTAGAAGTAGGAGGGACAACTGCAATTAGGCTGGAACTGCCAAAGCAAAGGCAGATGAGGACAATGCCGCACCAGTAGTAGCCGCCGCACGAACTGCCTTCACTCCATACAGAGTGTCAGATGTGAACAGTGTGGCAAGGTACTCTTGCTTGTACTGGACTTGTGAACGAACAGCAATTTGCTCAACCAGAACCATTGAATCCTTGTGACCCATCAAGCAAATACGGTCTGTGGTGGAGTTACCAGCCGCAGTGTCAGCATTGCTTGTTGTGAATACAGGGATACCGTAGAGGTTGCCAATTTCACCATTGCGGATTGCGTTTCCATCACCCACAAATGCTTGTTCGGTATAGCGAGACAAGCCCATCAAAGTATTGCGACTTGATGGAGGAATGATAAAGAAACGACCGTCCATTGGGGTGTCGTTGTCATCCAAACGCTGAATAGTTCTGCGAATGGCGGCATCTGTCAATGCGGCCGCATTGGAAGTTGAACTGTTATAGACAGTTGTGCCATCACTACCAACAAAGGCTTTGGTGGATGCGGTGGCAGTAGCGTAATCGTTTGTACCAACGGTAGCACCGTTGAACGCACGACCCAACTGAATCAAGTCGGTATCAACTTGTTTTGCCAAGGAATAGCCAGCGTCTGAGGTGTAGAAGTTACGCAAGCTGTTCAAGGCTTGGGCTTCAACGATGTCCTCAATCAGACGAGAATATTCGTAGTGTTTATTGATTGACACTTGAACTTCTGTCTCTGTGGCGGCAATCAAAGTGACTGCTGTCTCAGCGGCTTTCAATGAAGCTGTACCACGGGTAGGTGCAGGGATGTGAACCACATCACCCTTCTTACCTTTAAAGTTCATCTTCATTACTAGGTTTGCCAAAACCAAGTTTTTCTTGTAAGCCGCAATAATTTCATCACTCCAAATTTCGGGGATGAATGTTGCGGATGTGGTGGTAGTAACTGAGTTACTGGGGTTAAATGCTGTTGCCATTTTAAATCTCCAAAAAACGATTAGTTAAGTCATTTGACTCTGCCCTCGGAATACGCTTGGTAAATTTCATCACTCAAGGCTTCGTAGCGAGCAGGGTCAGTCATCTTCAGCCGAATTAGATCAGCCCTTCGGTAAACTCTTTTTCCAGATTCCCCTGTACCACCCACATCAACACTTGCGGCTTTAAGGCTAGTCTTACGCTGAGTTTCCCCTGCGTCAGATGTCTGCTTTGCCTTAACACCTTTCAACTGTTTGTAAGTGGTCAACAATTCGTTGGCACTGTCGTAATCGAATTCACCATCAGCTTTTGCGTACAGACCTATGCGAACAGGTGAAGATTTCACCCAATCCACAAAGTCTGAGTCTTGAACAATCTGACCGAAATCAGGGTGTTCTTGCGCCAGCTTTTGCTGAATCTGCATCTTTTTGAAGTCTTGACTGGCTTGTCTAGCCGCCAAAACATCAGGATGGTTATCAACAGTTTTACGAACCGCCTCTTTAGGATTCTCAAAAAAGTCTACTTCTGGCTCTTTTTCAATAGTCTCTTGTTTAGACGACAGATTTTGCTTAATCAGTTCATCTGCCAGTTTGCGAACCTCTGCAACCTCATTACCTTGGCGAGAAATGACTTTCTCAGCCTCTTGGTGCATCTTGACCACTTCTTCAAGGGTTTTTTGCCTGTATTTCTCAGGCAAGTCCTGAAGTTCAGTCTGTTGCTTCTTGCTCTCAACTGCTTCTAACTCACTTAGCGTCTGGTCATCATTGTCAACAATCGACATATTTTTTCCTTTTCCTGCCGTTAATCGGTTTTAGGACATTAAACTCGGCATTTCTGCTTATGAGTTTTGCTTGCGTTCAGACTTTAGTTTGTCAAGATGGCTTTTCTCAAACCTTCCATGCGCTGATGGAAATGCTCCAGACCACCCCTCCAACCTAAAAGCTGGCGCACTGAGTATGCGGTTGGCTGTTTCTCCGCATTCGCACCTGAAACTCTGCGCCTCATAATCACAGAGTCTTTCGGTTTTATGCCCGTTTTCACAGGCAAATTCAAACATTCTTTTCATTCAATTCCTCGTAGGCTCGTTCGCTGACCTCTCTCAAGGTTTTCAGCCAAGTCAAGATGGAAAGTTCACCCTTGCGGAACTGCAAGGTCTTTTCATCAGGAATAACACTTATATTATTGAGGGACTCTATCATATTGTCAATATCTATGCACAAATCCTTCCAACCCTCCATTCCCATCATTTCAAAGCGGTTTTCATAGTAATGCTGGAGTTCTGGGGTCATGGCATTGCCGCTTTGATTGCGTCGGCAGTTGTTGCCGCATCAATTGCAGTTTGCATGATGGCGTACTTGTCACGCACAGCTTGTCTTGCCGCTTCTGCCGCTGTTGCTTCAGATGGAATGGTTGCCTTGATGTCCAATGGCGCAAACTCAAGCGTTCGTGCTGTGCGTCTAGCATCATGGGCTATGTTCTTTGCTTTGGTGATGTTGATGGTAATCATTCTGAAAATTCCCATGCGTTGCGAAATGTGCGGTCTGTTGGGATGTCTGCAACATCCACAATTTTGTAGGGTTTGCCTTCAGGAACATCCTTGGCGGCAATCTGTTCAATGGTTAAACCGCACTCAGCGGCTGGAACAATGATGGCTACACCATCGTCAGTTGGGTAAATCACGCGAAAATTAGACACGAGCAAACTCCTTAAATGTTTGTTTTGCCACCGTCATATAAGCGGCTTGGGCAAGTTCTGGGGTTTCAAAGATACCTAGGTAGTTATTCTTACCTTCAATGCAAATGGATGCAGCAAATTTTTTCCCGTGTGGATACACGCCCTTCATACCTGTGACATTATCAGAACGAATCTTACGGTTCATGGCGTTTTGCGCTTTTGTCGCAGGGCGCAAATTTTCAATACGATTGTTCAGCGGGTTGCCGTCAGTGTGGTCAAGAAATTGCGGACATTCGCCGTGGTGCAAAAACCAAATCACCCGATGAACAAGGTGCTTCTTACCATCAACACCTACATACAGTCTGCCATTTGGAATGATTGAGCCAGCTTCGTCACCAGCGCGAGCGCGTCCACGGTTCACGCGCCACAACAACTTGCCGTTGGCGTAAGAGAACAGTTCATGCAATTGTTGGTTCATGGTTTATCCTTATCTGAAAACTGCAAGTCCAACATAGGTTCTATCTACTGCGGCAGTGCCTATGTTTGCTACTTGAATTCTTACTGTTGTGGTTGTTAAAACCGTATTGCTTCCATTTATATAAATCATGCTAATGGCAACTAAATCAGATGATGTTGTTCCAACCAAAGAATAATTTGCATCAGACATCGCAGTTGTAAAGTTCACCGTGTAATCGCCAGTACCATTATCCGTAATACTGGTCACATTACCACTTGCCCGAATTGCTACAGTTCCTGTGCCGTTGAAGTTAACCCAAGCACGACAGGCATAAGCAGTAGCAACAGAGCCATAACCTGAGTTGAATTGCAGATTGGCACTAGAGTCAAGACGCATAACCTCCACACCACCTTCAGAGAAAGCAATGGTGTCAGCGGCAGGGAAGAAGATACCTGTGTTTGCATCCGTTCCCCTGATAGCAGGGGTTGCGGCAGAACCATCAATATCTGATACGCCATCAGTGCCTGAAAGAATTAAAGTCATTGTGTCACCTCATCTGCTGGCTCTGGTGTGTTGCCCAAGGCAAGCCACTTTAGGTAGGCTTGGTCATTAAGTTCTGTTGTTACATGGTGGGTTGAACCATCTTCAAATGTGGTTTTGCAAATAAGCAAACCTGACCGTGTCATATAGTATGAAATCATAATTCTGCCCCAAACCCAATGTATGACGTTGCACTAAGCTGATTGCCTAGTTGTGCTGGTTGCTGTGTTGTAAAACCAGTTCCAGTTACCGCAATTGAGCAGGTGTTTACATCTGGTACATCTACACTTATAGCCGTAATTGTTGAAAATGCCGCAATATTAAATCTAAATGTTGAAGCCGCCGAAAAATCAGAAGTTGTTGGAACAGCCCTCATTGGAACTGGATTCTGTTTTGTAAAATATGCGGTAGTTGTGCTATTAGTACCACCCGAACAATAATATGAAAAGCTTTGGCTTGTTGTGATTCGATAGTAATAGCGTTGGCAAAGCTGAAGTTCCGTCCCATACGGCCTGTAATCAAAGCTGGTTGCTGTTGAGCCTTTTTCTAGCTGTACGCCTGTGATGTAGAAAGTAGCGCCGTTTGTGCCGACTACGCTGGTTGCGCCTGTGGCAGAAATATAGTTATTAGCCGACCATGAGCCAGCAGTTCCATTCCATGTTGAACCAGTACCTAAACCAAGTTGGACATAAATACCAACTCCATTATTAGTTAACCAAGTTCCACTTGTATCTCCAGCAATAATTATTGTTTTTTGTTCCCAAGTGTTTGCTGATGAAATTGTGTATGTGAATGGGTAGCTTCTGTTACCAGCAGAATTCTTTAACGCACCACCAAAAGTTCCAGTTAAAGAACTACGCACCAAAAACGATAAGATAACAGTTGACGCTGATGCTGTACCAAACCCAAAATCAGCGACATTAAATCCCTCTATTGATTGATTTAAAGCAAAGTAATCTCCTGATGCAACAGAGTAAGCAGACAAAGATGTTACGCCTAGATAATTTGTAAATCCTGCTGGAGGAGTAACAGAACCAGCATTTTGTTGAACAGAATATTTGGATGCAACACTTTGAAACGCTTGCCATCTGTCTAATGTGTATGCCGCATTTGCTGGAGTAACACTCGCCCCCGCATTCCTTTGGTCAATCACCATCGCACCATTGATGATGCGGTTCTTGAAGCCCATTGATGACGCAGAATTGAACTGCCCATCAAGGGTGATGCCCGTTGTGCCAGAAATTGCTATGGTCATGTAGTCACCTCTTGAGGCTGTGCCGCCTCTACCAAAGCCTGTGCATCAGCAAGTGCCTTGGCTTCTGCGTCTGCTTGCTGTGCCGCTACTGCCGCATCATAAATGGCTTGTTCTTCAGGTGTGTACTCAACGATTGAGGTTACGCCTGTCTCTACATTTACTACGATTCTGTGTGTCATTTTTTATCCTTCATAAAGAATGTTAATAGTGCCAGCATCGAATGTGTCTGTGCCGCCTACGGTTGTTATGCGTACTCGGTCTAGAGTGGCAGATAATGCTTTTGAACCAGCACTAACAGTAATGGCTGGTGTATCACTAGAACCAATATTTCCTATTTCAGCCCATGCGTTTGTTGAGCTATTAACTAAAGATAAAACGACTACACCATGCCGAATAGCCGCTGTACCACCAGTTCTCATACTAAAAATAAATCCAGAGCTAAAGTTTTCAGCCGTTGCCGATCCATCTGCAAAAGTTGATGAACCTAAATAACTAGATGTTTCTACACCGCCAGAGTCACCAAGTTGAATAATAGTTTTACTTGATCCATTGGTAGAAACACCCTGAAACATAACAGTAATCCGCTTCACCCATGACGGTATGGATGTAAAGTCAATGCTTGTACCTGATGTGCTGGCGACAGCAGTGCCAGAGGTAATAGCACCACCTTGTATTGTCTTGTTAGTAAGTGTTTGAGTTGCATCTGTACCGACTATGGTTGTTGTTGCTGTCGGCAAAGTCAGCGTGTAGTTGCTGTTTGTATTGGGTGCGGCAATGGTCAGCGTTCCTGTACCACTTGCATTTCCTGAGATTGCTACTTGTGACATTTTTTTCCTTTACACCACAGTCCAACTTGAACCAGTTGCAATCGTTACAGTTACGCCAGAATTAACAGATACTGTTCCTGCACTCATGCCATTGTTTCCAGCCGCAATAGTGTAGTCAGCAGATACAGTCTGTGAATTCACAACAATACCATTGCTTGCCACCAAAACAGTTGACTGTAATTCACCAGTGCTAGGCTTGTAAAGCAACTTAGCATTGCCAGTGTAAATCGTAGTTGGTGTACCTGATGTTGCATTTGCAAACAGCGGATACAGATTGGTTGATGTGCTTGTGTCATTGCTGATACTTGCGCCAGCAGTTCCATTAGATGCGGCAGTTACTCGACCATAAGCATCAACAGTGATGTTTGCCGCTGTGTAGCTTGCCGCAGTTACGCCACTTGTTGCCAATGCAACAGTGCCACTTGTCGTAATTGTTCCACCAGTTAAACCAGTACCAGCAATGATTGAGGTAACAGTACCTGAATACTGGTCATTTGATGTAATGGTGAAGTTAGGGTAAGTACCACTGATGGAGGTAGTCCCTGCACCTGTCAATGCAACAGTCTGATCTGGTGCTGAGTTGGTAATGGTGAAGTTGGGGTAAGTGCCCGAGGTACTGATACCTGTTCCAGCGGTCAATGCAACTGTCTGGTCAGGGGCAGTATTCGTAATAGTGAAGTTAGGATAAGTGCCACTCGTTGATATACCTGTGCTTGCAGTCAAGCTAACAGTTTGATCTGGAGCAGAATTGGTAATCGTGAAGTTAGGGTAAGTACCGCTAGTAGAAATGCCTGTGCTTGCAGTTAACGAAACAGTTTGATCTGGTGCAGAGTTTGTAATGGTCAGAGTGCCACTTGATGTAATCGGGCTACCAGTAACAGTAATTCCTGTTCCAGCCGTAGCCGCCACACTTGTTACAGTTCCAACCGATACAGCACCAGTTTGTCCATTAACAGAAGTAACTAAGTTGCTTTGGTCAATCTTTTGCCAAACTGTTCCATTAAACAGCAACCAATCGCCAATTTGCCAATCTGTAATGCCATCTAGGTTAGTAGAGCCAGCAGTTGAAACAATGTAATAGTAGCCATTAACACCAGTGCTACTAGCCAATGTGGGTGTATTTGTTGAAGCGTTCCAAGTACCCTGATAACTCAAACCACCAGCAACAGATGCCCATGAAATATCAGTTCCATCGGTAGTTAAGAACTTACCCGCATTCCCAGTTTGACTAGGAATCAGGTTGTCAATTTGAGACTGTAGGGAAGCTAGAGTATCAAGAACAAACTGAGAAGTGCCGCCACCATTAGTAATGACTTTGATGCGTTCTGCAAGGTCAGGAGCAACAACTTCACCAACATTGAGTTCAACACCAGAAGACAATGTAATAATAAGACTACCATCAAAATCAATGCGAGCAGAGGTAACAGAAACACCATCAACACCATCCACTCCATCACGCCCATTTTGACCAGCGTCACCCTTATCACCCTTTGCGCCATCTCGACCTGCTTTTCCATCTTTGCCATCCCTTCCATCTGTGCCGTTGATACCATCACGACCATCTTTGATAGAAGCAACACGCTTTTCAATGGCATTTCCAACATCGTCAAAACGAGAACGAATGTCAGATTCAATCTTCTTAAGGGCTTGGACAACCAAGTCAACATTCTCGCCAATCTTCTTCTTTTGGACTTCTTTGGCTTGAAGAACCGACTGACGCACTGAATCCAAAACAGCCATCTGCTGTTCAGGAGTCATGTTTTTAAGGATTAACTCCTTGGCGAGTTTTTCTACATCCATTATTCAGTACCAGTTTGTGCAGAACTTAATTGCTTGGTCAATTGGTTGAGGAAATCTTCTTCCATGCCTGAAATCTTGTTGTTTTTCTCTGCCATTTGCAGTTCAACAATCTTAGACTTGTTCTTGATGTCAGCTTCCTTCAACATCAATTCGGCAATCTTAACTCTCTTATCGAATTCCCTAGCCGCTTGGTCATCTTCATTAGGAAGATTCTTTGTCATTGCCGCCATGTTCTTGGCTTGTACTTCTTGAGGCATTAACTGTGCTTCAACAGACAATTTTGTAGCCTCTGCCCGATTTTGTTCAGCCTGAGTGGTGTTTACAGCAATCTGAGCCTGTGCCGCTTGCATAGCCAACTGCTGTTGCATTTGTTGCATTTGCTGTTGCTCAGGATTTGGTTGCATCATCTCATCCAACTTAGCAATCAACTCCATTCTGTTGCTCAAACTGGAGTTTGCAACGATACCTTTGAGGATAATCGGCAAAACAGGAGTCTCAGCACCCAAAGTTTGCAACAAACCAATAAATTGCTGTTGTTCGTACTCACGAGCAATGATGCCCAAGGTGGCAGTAGGAACAAAATTCATGTCCACAGAGGGATAACGCTCTGGGTCAAACTGCATATAGCGGAAAGCCGCCTTCTTGATGAATGGAATCAAGAAATCTTCTTGGAAATTCACCAATGTACGCTTGTATTTCTTAATGATGGAGGCTACTGCCATCGACATACCACCACCATCACGAGCAGATTGGCTCACCATACCCTGAGAATCCAGAGTTCCAGTGGCTTGCAACAGCATACGCTCAAATTCTTTGGCAGTGGCTAGATTGTTTGGGTCAGTTTGACCAAACTTGAATGGATAAAGAATCTCGCTTGGTGCGCCATTGGTGAGAATAGCTTTTCCGGGCTTTACCTCAAACTTCATACCCCTTGGCAAGCGAGTTGCATCCATTGCAATCATGGGGGAAGTGCTTAATGCCAGTGAATCCAAGTGGCTACGAGTCTGTGCATCAATGGCTTTTTGCATATTGAATGCTTTTTCCACTGTGCCACGACCCAACAAACGATTAGGAATCGTATCGTCTTGGTAAGACAAGACAGGACGATCTTTCATCATGTAAGGGTTTTCTTCAGCCTTGAGCAATAACCCATCATTGGCAATCACAACAATGGCTTCAACCATGTCTGTGTAGTCTTCAGCGGCTGAATTCTCAGGGAACAACTCAACAATGTCTTTGTTTTCTTTCAAGTTGTTCAGGTACTCACGAGGCACAAGACCATAGTAGGTCAACAACAGTACCTTTTCATCCTGATACTGGCTAACCTCTTGGGTAGGCTCAAGGTCAGTGTCTTCATAGGTAGGGGTGATGTCCACCTTGCGGTAGATTCCCTTCTCAATGCCAGCAACTATCTTGTGTATTGAGACATACTTCTCAATAGCAACACCCATACAGTCATCAATGGATGTGCCGTTAGGGTCAAACAAGAAGTTCTTAGGGTTGATCGGCATGATTTTCACGCCAATCCTGTCCCTCTCAATTACACCAATTGCCGCCTGACCTTGCATATTGGGAATGGGCTGAGTGGCGGGAATAAACTCTTTTTCAGTCTTGACGATAATCTCGCCAATGCCTGTCCCATAGATTTCAGCCATCAATTCGATCTGATCGATAGATTTTCTGATTTTGTCTTTTTTGAAGTCTTCCATCAGTTGAGCCTTGATTAACTCAACATCGATGGGGTTGCCGTTCACATCTTGGATATTGTCTTCAATGTCAAAGAACTCGCCTTGACCAAAGATTGCTTCCATGATTTCAGCATGACGAGTCTCAACTGCTTGTTGTGTGGCAGGGGTGACGATACGGCTACGCTCTGACTCACGAGTCTTGTCTTCTACAGCCCATTGACCTCGGAAGATGCGTTCGTATTCAAGCCAATCAGGGAGGAAGTTTGTGTCTCGGTAGTCACGCCACTTAGTGCAATGGTCAGTAACAAATGCTGTCAGTTCTTTATCAGCCTCAGTAGGCTCATAAAATTCATTTTGTTCAAGTTTGACTTCTTTATCTGTTGCCATAATTATTTGCTTTCTGTATTATTTTACAGTCGATTCAAAAGGATTTTGAAACATATCCTTGGACAAATTTAAATACACATCATTAGAGCCTTGTCTATTTTTTTCTATTTTTGCTTGTTTTTCCATTGCCGCAGATTTCTTTACAGACTCTGGTAATTTTTCAAACATGGAAAGTAAAATATCAAACTCAGTTGTCATTGATGGGTCAAAATGAGGATTAACGCCAGTTCGTCTTAAATTTGATGGGAAAGACATATTGCCAACCCCAAAGGCTTGTGCTTCTGTTGGAGACTTTCTATAGATGTCAAAATTTTTATCGCCAGTTTCAGATACATACATATCTTTAGTCATGTTTCGATATGACTCTCTATCCTGTCTATTTTTAGCGGAATTAAAATTACCTATATTCCCAAACTGATCTACAAAAATTTGTTCTGCGGCTCTTAAATATTGTTTTTCTTGTTCTGTAAGTTCTGTGCCTTGTTGTTTTTTTTGTTGCAATGTATAGGCAGTATTTCTAAGCAAATTATTTTGAACTGCATGAGTCATTTCATGTGCTAATGTTCCCAATCGGCTATCTATAACTCTTGGATTTGTTCCTGCTAATCTTGCATCTGGAGCTACAAGCCTATTAGTTTCTGGTGAAAATAAACCCATCGCATCTCCTGATGGGAAAAAATTAGCGTGTTTAGGCAAAAGACCATATTGCTTTAATGCCTCGTATAAACGAGAAGGGTCAAATAAACCATCTGCCATCGTTATATCCCCGAAATTACATCTAGTGGTTGCCACTCATCTGAGTCATCTTCCTCAAAGTATGAAGTGACAGCAAGTTGGTCGATGTATGACAAAGAGTCGGGTAAGTCATCATGGACACCATTGGCAGGGAACATTAAGAGTTGGTCTTTGAATTCATCCCAATCTTCCTCAGAGTTCAGCACAATGCGCCCATGCTCAAACCGCCCTTGGAGACTCCAGATAATCCTGTCTGTCTTTTTCCTGTTGCCATGCGTTAAGTCAACTATGTGTGAATATACATTATTTTTCCGCATTAAGTCACTCAAATACGGCAAAACTGCATTTTTTAACGCTCCCCTCTCAATTCCAACTGCCAAAGGGCGGTATTCCCTCATTTTCAGCAGAATCGTAGCGGCTGTTTCCCTAATGTCCCACCGACCATAAGCAATCTCTTTGACAAACCATTTCCCATCATCTGTCACCTTGACCACAGAGATAGCTGTCTGATCTAGTCTTTTCTTGGAATTGGCGGCTTGTTTGGCAACTTCTTCAAATCCAGCCAAGTCCACAGCAATATAGTAGCTTCCATAGTCAGGTTCTACCCCATACTTCAGCCATTCTTCTTTGAAGACATCCGAGCCAGCGTTGTCAAAGGAAGCCATGTACTCTTGCTTGAAAGCAAAGGTAGAGAGGGTTTTCTTGGCAGACTCAATCTCAGTTGGGTCAATCAGGGGGTTGTCTTTGGTGGTGAAGTGCCAACTTTTCCAGTCGGGGTCGGTTTCTGATTTTCCGAGTTTAAAAATGTCATAGAAAAAGTTACGACCTT